TCCATTCCAATTTACAACTACATCAACTGCGCCTGAAGTAACATTAAAGTCTAAATCAACAGGACCTATTAAAGTTGTAAAGTTTACACTTAACTCATAAGGAGATTCTGCATCAGCAATATTAAGTACATATCCACAAGCTCTTTCTATTGGTTCTTGTGGAACGACTGATGTATTTGAACTAATTACATACTCGTTCATATATGGATCAAATCCACCTAGTTTTTGAGTTTCAAAAGAAGTGGTAAACAAATCTCTAAACCATGAACGCATACCTACTTGAGAAATAACACCAAGTTTATCCGTTTTAGCTGAACCTCCTTTTAATTGTATTACGGAACTTCTTTTTGCATCCGTAAAAAACACATCATATCCGTAAGAAGCAAAACTCTCTGGATTATTACTTATACCATATTCTTCTATTCTTGCCAATTGAGTTCCTAATACCTCTGGAACTGATGTTATTGCTCCACCAGCTGCTGCATCTGATAATAAGTTTTTACCCACCAATACATACGATATTTTATCTTCTTGAAGTGTTAAAATATCTGTTTGTCTAGCGTGCATTTTTCTTATAGGCCCATAAGAAGTTTCTAAAGTTTTAAAGTTTGCTAATGCTAAATTAAACTGATTGAGTTTGTTTAAGTTAGTTTCCTGGTTGAATACGCCACTATATGTTATATCAGCAAATCTGTTTGCTTCTTGAAACTCTTCTTCAGAAACTGAAGTTACTTTTTCGCCCAAACCTATAACAGGTTTTGTTAATCCATCTAATACATGATTGCTTTCTGCACCATTACCAAACACATAACAATTGAAAAAACTAAGGTTTACAATAGCTGGTTGATTCGCAGTTTGAGGTTGGTCATCACCAATATTTCCTGACAAATGATAACCATTAACAATATCAAATGTTTGTTTGTTTTCAAAATATAATTCGTCATTCGCATCTAATGGTTCTGTTTCAAAAATCATTAAAGTTGTGGCTCTGTTAATCGTTACTCTAAGATTACAATATGAACCCCTTTTGTCAGGTGGACTACATTTTCTAGTTCCAACATTCCAAGTCAAAAACAACTGACCGTTAGCAGCGTCTCTTTGAAACTGAATGTAAGAATTACCATTACTACCTGTTACTTGTTGGTCGGGAAAATTACCTAAAGTATCCTGTTGAAAAATTGTTAAAAGTGTGTCGTCTGTTCCACTAATTACACCATTGTCAAGTCTAATATTTTCGTTTCTTACAAAGTCATATAAATTATCATGATCGTTTCCTGCAACAAATCTTTTTTCAAAATTATATTTTCTACTACCACATTTACTTCCTCTTTTGTTTCTGCTTGCATTAATCTCAAACTCTACGATTGAGCCTGCAGGAACATCCCAATCTATAAACTGACCTACGTTGTCTGGATCTTCAAGACTACAACTTACAAAAGCAAATGGAAGACTATCGCCATCTCCATCATCAACTTCAATAAAAGAATTCGGTACTTTATCAGCACGATAGTTTGTTGCTCTTGCTTCCATATAAACTCCACCTGGCTGACCACATTCTTGTGAGGTTGGTAATATATTTCCGTCTGCATCTTTTTCACATAAAAAATCTTTTATCTTACTTCCAAAACTTAAAACTTTAGTAGTGGTGCATCTTTGTGTAGCTCCAGTAGTGTCTGCTTTTACAAATAAAGTAGCATTATCTTGAACTTTGTCTCTATTGTCTCCCTGAAGCAAAAAGAAAGTGTTTCCCGTGCTTTCTTCTTGAAAGAATATGTTTGAGTATATTGTTCGATAAAGTCCTTTAGACTCTTTAATAACAAACTTATATTTAGTTGCCCAGTAGGGAGGGTAACTGTTCATAGTAACTTTAATCTGATTTTTAGTTACTGAGTTTTCACATGGAACAAATACTGTGTTTTGTGTATCAACCAAAGCTGTAGAACTTCTTCCATATTCATCCATATAAACAACACCTACTTCATAATCTCTATTACTGTGTAGACTTTCTCTTGAACCATCTTTCGAATACAATCCTTCTGCCGAAACGCATCTGAAATATTCATAAGCAAAATTGTTTGGTTGTGCAATTTCTTCAAATTTAAAAGCTGGTATTACCAAAGTAATTTCTGTACTTCCTTGACTAGCAATAATCTCGAACCCCTGATCGGCTGCAGATAATCCAAAACCTTTTTTATCCCATCCTGTTTTAGGAACTATACTGCAAGCAAATAAATCTGTTAAGCTAGTTCCTATTTCAGTTCCACCAAATGGAAAACAGTCGGAGTCTGCTGGTGCAACAAATTCACTTACTGCCTGAATAAACTCTGCACTAGTCGCCAATGCATAAACACTTGGATAATCTTGTGTAAGATTAAATATAAATGTTTGTTGAAATTCATTTTCAGGAGCTGAACCATCATCATAAAGTGGATCACCACTATATTGGTCGTGCACATAATCTAAAGCAATACCGATTTGAGCTCCCTCAACTAATTCAATTTCAGGACCTCCAAAATCCACAGTAGCTCTTGCATCTGTAACTGTAATGTTTCCGTTAATAGAATAGGTGTTGTCAGACAACACAGCGTCTATTTCTCCTGCTGATAACTCCTCTGTTACTAAACTTAAATCATAATCTAAATAAACATCAGCGCCATTTTCATCAACAATATCATAACCGTCTATATAGTTACCATACATCAAGCGATTACCCATTATAGTTTGAGCTTGTGCTGTTCTGGGAACATTGTCAAACAATCTTAACAACTGTTCTTCTGGAAGTGTAGTGTATATTTTTTTGTTTGTAAAAGTAATTGTTTGTTCTGTGTTATCTCCCCATCCTTCATTTACTTTATTAAACCTTTCAATAACATTTACACTTTGGCTTGTGCTAAATTTAAAAAGCACATCCAAATCTTTTACATTTCTTCCACCAGTATTAAAAGTTATATTTACACTATTAAAAATATTTCTCATCCCTTCATTGTCGAAGTTAGCGAAATCAATTTCAAAAGGACCTGGTGTAAATGCATACTCACTAAAAGGTGATAAAGCAGAATACTCTCCATCTTCATATTGCCATCTATACGCAAAGCTTAAGAGTAACTCTTCCATATAATTCTCACCTCCTCCGACTTGAAACTGCTCTATAACAGGTGCATTTAATGGTGGTGCTAAAATTACACCAATATCTTGCTCGGTTATTTGGTCAACCGTTGTGTTTGGATCAGGTTGAAGATATGTTCTTGTAACATTTATTTTTCTGGGAGGATTTAGATTGTCAGTAAAAAACAACAAATCACCAATCAAATCAATACCATTTACTAAATAATCTTCATCAAAATTTAATATGGAGGTTGATATCAAGTGATAAAACAAAACAAATGTTCGAGTGTTGTATGAAACTAATAAATCAACTTTACCAGTTGATGAGTTAGGGTTGTTTTTATCATGAACAAACCAGTAAATAGTTTCGTTTGCACCGTCTTCATACGCACCTATGCACTTTGCTTCAGAACTTAAAGCTTGATCTAAAAAGGTTAATTGTACTAAAAGCTCGTTTCCTTTTGAGTTTTCTACGGCTCCTATTTCTGTTCCCTCTGTAGAACCTAAACGAACATTTAATGCATCAATGTATTCGCCTTGTGGAACAAGACGCTCATCAACACTTTTGTTCATGCGACCTTTTATGAAATTCTTTTGAACCTTAGGCATATTATTTTATCCATTTTGCTTGCCCTCTTAGATTCATTAATAATCGACCAGGGTGAATGTTACTTAATCTTAATTTGGCATTTCTTAATAAAGCAGCTTTTTCTTTTCTTGCTCTATTAATAATAAATTCTTGAACTCCAGCTTTGCTGTTTAATATTACATATTTTATATACGAATAGACAAACTCTTCAAATAATTTATTTACACTAATTTGTGATGTATCTCCCTGTTCCATACCATCAGAAACATATTCTAATACACACAATCTATTTGCCATGTGTGAGCTAAAGTTTATAACCCCTCCCTGCTTGTTTATTTTAAAAGTAGGGTTTTGATTGGCTGTTTCTGTATTCAAACCATATCTACCCCCAATAGGATATTCAAAATACCACAATCCATTGTAAAAATATCCTTCCTGTCCGTTATAAGGGCTGATATCGTTTAAATATATACTTTTTTTACCCCCTAGTATTCTTTGCATATCAATCGTTGAAGTGGAGGGTGTAAGGATATTTCCATTTTGGTCAAATAAAATATTTGCTTTATTGTCTTGCAAATATGCGTTTGCCCAGTTTGTTTGTATGTTTTCTGTTAAAGGATATAAACATCCATCTTTATACATAGATATTCTAACCCAGTTTACATAATCAGAAGGAAGTATATATCTTAATGTATCGCCAACTTCTAATTCTAATATTTTAATTTCTTTTAAAGAATCATAATTTAATTCTTGAATTGCTCTCTTAGCATGAAATAAAACATTATATCTTTCGACATTATTTATTAATTTGTCGTTTCCAACATACATTGTCATAAAAGTATTGACTATATCTTCAAGTGACATATACTGGTAAGATCCCCAGTTCTCATTTTGAGGTGGGTTTCCGTTATTTTCATAATATTGATAATCGTTTAAAAATGCCATAATTATTGTCCTTCTTGTTTATTAGCTTCAACTTCTTCTGCTTTACCAAATTGCGCTACAGAAGCATCTCTTATTGAGACACCTGCGTATTGTAATATTTTATTTATCAAATTTGTTTCATCTGAAATAGGCAATTCAAAATCTTGATAATCTGATGCGCTTTCATCAAAAGATGGCTCGCCACCTGGTAGTTGTGCATAAGTCCAGTTTGGATTCTTTGGATATCTTATGTATTGTGTAATTACCTGGCCTGCTGTGTCTATATCATTTGGATATACTGTAATTGTATTTCCATATGTTGTTTCGTTTGCGCCACCCAGCACATAAGCTGGATAAGTATTTGACGGAGCTGCAAGTGGAGTATTTTGTAAATAAAATACTTTATTCTGTGAAACTCTTTCTATTTCTTTTATTGTATTGAAAGATGTGCTAACTATTGAGTATTGTAAACCTTGTGCCTCAAAAACATCATCAGTCAAAGTTAGTTCAGTATCGCTTACTATTTCAGAAACAAAAGCTGTTTTTCCAGTAACTAAATTACTTACTAAATTACCAACCTGAACGGTTGCTGTAAATAATGCATTGTTATCAAGTAGTTTATCAGTAGCAAAGTTAGTGGTCTGTCCTGATGTTTGCGTAGTATTATAAAAATTAATTTTATTAATTAAATAATAATCCTCAGGCAAATCAAAAGTAGAATAACCTTTGGAAATTAAAGCTTTTGTACTTGAAAAGCTGTCTATTACTTCTTCTAATCCTTTTACAATATCAGCATAACCTGTACCTGATTGTCGTACTGTTTGCTTTATGTTCCAGGCATTATATTGATAAAAATAATCTTCAAATATATCTAACTGCGCTTGCTTTGCATATAAGTTAAAATCATTTGGCGTTATATATCCAAAATTATTCTTATTTGCAACTGAAAGAACTGTAGCTCTGACTGTGTTTATTAGTGATGTCATCCGTCATTTTTCTTTCTACAAAGATAAGAAAAAAAAGAAGGCCTCTTTTTTTTGAGGCCCTCCTGACTAATCTAATTTTGATTCCAATATCCTTAATACTTCTAGGCCTTCATCGCTTTGCAAGAAGGATGCTAAAATAAATAAAGGATCTTCACCATAAGGAACTGTTAGTAGTTTGTTTTTATTACCTTTTAAATTGTAATAAACATCTTTTTTGTTTTTCAAAACTAAAAGTCCTTCGCTAAAGAATTTGGAACACTTATTCTGTAATGACAATAAAGGATCGTTGATAGATTCCATAAACTCTCCTGGATATCTTTTGGCAAATAATCTTACATCTCTTTTTAGTTCTGATGAAGTCATTTTATCAATATTTAATCCAATAACTACTCTTGCTATCGTTTCCAGCATTTCAATGTCTAAATCTTTAGCAAGAACTTGAGCTTCAAGCGCCAAATCCAACACATCAACTTCAGATGCAGCATCTTGTTCTTTATCTACTTCAACAAACTCTTTTCCGTTTGCTGGGTGATAAGCAAGAAACTCTTGAAGTATCTGATTTTGTTTTGGAACTCTTAAAAATCCATCTTCAAAAATAATAGGTTCTAATATTACA